GTAGTGTCATCAGGGTTGGAACCGCTTTAAAGCAATGACCGAAATGATTTAAAGACATATCACGTCTTTAAGCAGCAACATAAATAAACTGAAGATGGTTTCAATCCTGAGTGTCATCGTGTGCGACTAAATAAATCATGGACAGATTTATTTTATGCTCTTTCACTTACGCCTGCGCATCATCCTGAACACCATGGCGCGCTGCCGGGTGTAGATCTTGTTGAGCGCGCTGACCTCCATCCTCAGGTCATCGAGGAGACAGTTCGACTCCATGAGCGCACCAAAGTCCGCCATCCGCCCGATCCGTAGGGCCTCCCTGTAGTGCTCGATGAGCGCCTTGTGATTGGACTTGGCATCCTGGAGGCGCAGGCAGAGGCGGCGCATGCGCACACCGGTCTCATGAGCCTGTCTGGTGAACGACTCGGCTTCTTGTCGGTAAAAGGCGCTGCACAGAACCATCCGATTCGGAAGGAACCCCATGATCTCCTTCCTCAGCTCATCGGGCAGTCTTGGAATAATATCCATCATAATATTCTAGACAGATGACTGAAGAGTCTTCAATTTTATTTTTTATTAATCGAGGGGCGTGTAGAAGCCCTTCATGTTCAGGAACAGCTGGAGACGGGTGCCGGCGGTCACAGATACGGTGTCGGTGCCCAGAGATGTGGAGCTGAGGGCGGTCAGGCCCCACACGGTCCCCTGCTGGAGGACGGCGCTCTGGTAGCTGATGCTGTTGTAATCCGTGGGGTTCCTCCATGTCAGTATCTGATAGGCGGGATCGGGGCTGGTGCTCGAGGGCAGGGTTGTTCCGACGCTCGCATTGATCGGGCTGGTTATCCCGGTGATGACGGGGTACAGGTCCGTCGCACTGGGGATCAGGGGGCTCGTTCCGGTGGTGTCCACGTTGAAGGCCCACCCGACGTTGATGTTGTTGAGCTGCTTGACGTCGGCGACGGGCGACCACACCTTGGCGGCGGGGTTCATGAGCACCACATAGACATACACGGAGTTGAACGCGGGGCTTGTGCCGGCGGTCCTGTAGTCGACATCGACCTCGAGTGGCAGGATCAGGAGGCCGTTCGTGCCCTTGAGGACGGTCGTGCTGGATGCGACCGGGTAGGGCACACCCGTCCCACTGGGCAGATCCTGATTGACGACATTGGAGTTGGGGTTGATCGTCACATCATAGGGGCGCGTGGCCGAGGACTCGGTCGAGTCCGTAACCTTGGTGGTTCCGTTGTAGATCGCCCAGTAGATCACCGACACCCATGCGCCCGCATCATAAATGGCGTTGGGGGTAGGTGCCGTGTTTGCAATCCTGTTTGAAACCAGAAAATCCGTTGGCGTTATCCTGGTTGTCATGAGTTCCTTCTTTATTACCTACCACAATATTTTTTTTTTTTAGATCAAATTAATTTAACAAGATATCGGGTTGGATATCGTAGATGCGGCAGAGGTCGGGTGTGTCGAAGGGTGTTCTGCAGACGGGGCATCTGAGCTTGTCCCTGATGATGGTGTGGACGAACTTGGTGAATGTGTCAAAGGGGTTCATGCGGATGAGGCAGAGTCTGTGGAAGGCGTGGCTGCAGGAGAGCCTGAAGTAGCATGCCTCCTCGAGGCATATCGCGCACGCATCCCCGGAGTATGGGGGGTTGTGGACGCGGTAGGGCATGCACCTTTCGCATGACGTGGCCGGATCCCTGATGTGCAGGCAGTTGCGGCAGATCACAAAGTCGTTGATGGCGCGTCGGATGGCGGATGCGACGCCTGCGACCCCATCACACGACTCCCGCATGATGATAAAGTCATCGTTGCCGTGTCGGATGACCGTATAATAGATGCGCAGAGACACTCCACCGTCCTCCTCCCCAATCACATTGATGAACTCGATCCGAAACGTCCTCGCCGGATCCTCAAACACAAAGGGGAACCCGATGATGATGCCCTTGGACAGCCTCGCCATCTTCTTCTCCAAAAACGCCACAAGCTCGTCCTCCGTGAACTTCTGCTGCTGCTGCATCATCCCCCACATAATCACTAAACTTGATCTTCATCCATCCATGCGCCTTAAGCTGATTTTCGACACAGTTCATAATAGGAGCAAGCATGAGGGAGGTGCCCGTGTCTTTAAACCCACCTTAAGGATTAGATAAATATCCGTAAGTGTCATCAAAGTCGACTGGAGACAGGTTTAACCCGCACAGGGTTTGGTATAAATATCCTTAAGTGTCTTAAAATCGAGTTGGGTTAAGCCCGCACAGGGTTTGACTTTTTATGAAATGAGACCGGAATGGGGTCTCAGATAAGAGAACGAAACCCCTATCATTCATCTCAATGAACCTTAGGGATCGTTCGACAATGTTTGATGATTTCACAGGTATTTTTTTTATCTTTAATAAAAAAAATGTCGGAACCGCCGAAGAAACAACAACAGCAGGGGCAGGATAAGCCTGCTCCTCCTGTTTCTCCCAGAAGGACACCAATTTCAGTATTCAGAGGAAGAATGGAAAGAAGTATACGAAACCCCTTGTTGTTTCCGTTTCCGGGTGTTTTTAATAATCAGCAGAGATTTACTTTACGACCAACCCAACACCAGGGCGGTGGTGGTGCAAGGGGGGCACAGGGCGGTGGTGTCAAGAGCCAGCATCCTGCTCAACGGCACGCCGGGGGTGGTGCCGGGCCTGTAGTCAAGATCCAGCATCAGCAGGCCGCCGGGAGTGGTGTCAAGAGCCAGCATCCTCCACAACGGCACGCCGGGCCTGTAGTCAAGATCGAGCATCAGCAGGCCGTCGGGGGTGGTGGGGCCAGACGCCCAGTGAAGCGCCAGCAGCATGCTCCACAACAGCAGCATCAGGGCGGTGATAAGAAGAAGTCCAAGAAATCTGGGTGAGGAGAAATACCCGAGTGATGATTCATACTGTAATTTAATGGCCGGGTAATGAATGGACCAGGGGAAATCAATACCGGGCGCCCAGAAGCACTGGTGTATTGATTGGGGGTGTATGGATGAATTCGATTAATGCAGGTTGTCTGACTTGCCTCCGTCAGTTGATATACATGAGCTCTTTATAATCAAGCACGTTAATCTTAAATATTGGGAGGGAGATCGTTTTCACACCGTCTTTATCCGTGTACACGGCGATAGTCTTCTCATCCACTGACGGCAGAATAGTCCTACTTTTCCTTATCGTCGGACAAACGAAAGCAAGCCTATATTTGGTTCTGTCTGTTGTTGTAAACCACTGCACAAGTTCTTCAAAACTGTTGATGATGGTCCCCTTCCTATCCCGTCTCGTTGTATCGTCCATTGCATTGAGCTTATAACAAGAAGGAAGGTGATATAAGAATGTGCTCGTTAGATTGACCATGAAGCGCACATTTTCCAGGAATCTGTCATTGACACAATTGGTAAGTCTGGTCCAAACAAAGGGTTCATCCGATCTTGGGAAGTGGATCGGAGTGCGCAATAACCTGCAGAAATCCGCCAGACTCAGATAATCATTGGGATCTCTCATGCATTTGTGTGTCGATATTGTTGGCTGATCCTCGGAACTAAATGTTATCTTATCCCGAGTTTTCGTGATGTTATACGGATGACCTCCTACAGTAATCTGATCTTTTATGTCATTCCTATTCACAATATATCGTTCATTCAGGTGCCCATGCTTCCTCGACGGGTCTCTTGTGAAGTAGACCTTGAGATCCTCAGGGACGTTGACAACGTTAGAGTCAGCCTCTCCTTGTTGCTGAAAGTTTGGGAATGACCATTTTTTGCCAGTATTATATCTTAACAACTGCATCAGTTGTTCATTATCCATAGTATCCTTCAATGCTTTAATTCTGTCCTTGTATTGTTTATACATTGATTCATATTTTGACACCTGATCCTGATCTGCATCGCTTATTTGTTTATCCAGCTTGATGCATTCATCAAATAAATTATTGAGGTTATATGTTCTGAGGAGGTCTCGAATGTCATCTATGTCGTCATCTTCCTCAACACGGTGCAACCAACCCGGTGCACGCTCCAACCACATCATTAATTTAACGACTTCTTGGTTATGACTCTGCGTCATTTTATTCCGGTCTCTGTCAAAAGATGTAAGAAACGTATCTGTCTTTTTCAAAAAGTTAGAAATCAGATGTTTGATTGGGTCCTTTTGGAGTGCCGGACCACCCCCTCCCTGTCTTTTGGGTGTCTTTGCCGCACCCTGCTTCTGCCCGGCGGTGGGTGATGGATTTTGTTTCTGTGCCTGCTGTTGCTTTGATAATCCTCTCACCGGAGATGATCCACTCCTGCTCCTCTGTTCGGTAGGCCCCTTACCGGCTGATTTCCGATGCTGCTGCTGCACGACTGTGGATGCCGAATTACCGGTAGATGATCGTGCGGTATGACCAGATGAACGGACGGAGCCGGCACCGTGTGGAGCAGATATTTGGACATTGCGGATATTCACGTAGTTGCGTATGCCCTGCTTCTGGCCTGGCATCAGGAATGGGAAGAAGGTGTTCTTCCAGAGGTATTGTTCGAATCCGACCAGAGTGATCTTGTCTTGTGGCTTCAAAGTGGCCTGATAGTTCCTGAATTGAGAAGTCAGAAAGTCGCGTCTGCTCTTGAACAACCAGCACAACCAACTCGATTTTTTGAGATGGTAATCGAGATGGTTATCGAGAGTATTCATGTATGCTTTACTTTCTAAAAAAAATACTCCAGAATATTTTTTTTTTGAACCAAATAATTTTCAGAATAATATTATCCGATTTATATAGAATGCAGTGCATAGTGCAGGTCAACGATTTATGGATGATAAGATTAGAAGAATCGTATCATAACCGTGAGATTAGCATCGAGATTGAGGATGAACGGCTGGCATGCCAGGCTCAGAATCGGACGAGGATCATCCTGAATAATCCCAGGATAAACATCGATCTCATTTATTCGGTCTTTGACTTTTTTTTTGAAAACTGGCCGATCGAGCAGCAGCAGGAGTCGACCGGTCGCGTCCTCTTCCCCGTCCAGGTCATTCACAACATGGACACCAACATGACCGACATGATGATCGACGACAACATCCACGAACTCGGCACGCTCATCATACGGAACGCCCATGTCGTGAGGATCATCATCCCCATCCCGTCATTCCCCCAGTCCGTATGCCGCGAGATATGCGCCTCTCATGCCGTCCGGACACGATCCATCCCATCGCACGAGGAGTGCCCCATATGCCTCACCTCACCCGGCGTCCTCGTCCGCTTCCACGACAATGAAGAAAAGTGGGCCCACCTCTTCTGCGCCCCGTGCATCATGGCCATCGATAGCCTCGTCTGCCCCATCTGCAGACGCCGCCCGTCATACTCCTGATCAAAAGAGGAGGGTTATCCGTTGGAAGTTGAGCCCGGGCTGATCGCCACCGGCGATGGATGATATGCGGGCGCTGCTGTTGGGGTTGAGGCGGCGGCGGCCGTAGTACAGGGTCCAGGGCTTGTCGCCGATGAGCTGCTGCAGGCCGGGTGCGATGGCAATCTCGGCCGCGACCACCGAGTAGAGCTGTGAGATGGTGAACTGCGTGTTGGCGTTGACCGTGAATGCCCGCTGTGTGTACGGGAAGTTGAGGCTGTGCTGCCTCAGTGTAACGACGATAGAAAGCGGATACATTGTCCTCTAATAGTATGCCATGATAAAAAATTTTAATCAATGATTCAGGCTCCAGCATGAAATGCAGTAATCTTCTCCTTTGGGTGCGAAGAAGACCCGCACAAAAATGAACAGGACACGTCTCGACCCGATCGAGTGGGGTGCTTGGGTGCTGACGTTGGATCGTGTGTGTGTCAGATGGATGGTCAGAAGGATGGTCATAAGGATGGTCAGGACGATGCGTGCCCGCTCGGGAAGGAGTGCCTGATCGACAAGGGGGACGATTATATCTTTAGCGGGAGGAAGCGGTTTGATCTCCACGCCAAGTGCCGCCAGCAGCAGTCCAGGCCAAGGACGGTGAAGGATTATCTCAAGATCGATCCGGATATTGAGATGATTGACGAGATCCGGAGCAGATACATGCCGGCGTTTACCAGGGAGCAGACGAGGCTGTACATATCGCTGCATCCACCGGAGGATTACATGTGCTGCCGGGGATGCCGATGCCACGGGGATGGGTGTGATTGCTGCATGGACCGTTGTCGGTGCTGTGCGGGGTGCTGCTTCCACTGAAAAAAGAAAAATGTCATGTGAGATTAAAAAAATGTCCTCGCAGATTATTATTTTTGCGGTCATTGCGTTCATACTGATTGCATGGAATGTGTCGGCACTGTTCCGATCGAGAGAGGCCTACAGTGCATCGGACGAGCCGGCATTCCCCGTCGGTGAGGCCAACCTGATCACCAAGCCCTACGAGAGCTCGGTGCCTCAGTGCCACCTGACAACGAGCGGGTGCCTGAAGAATGTCCGATGGAGAGAACCGTTATCCGAGACCCATGTGTATGATCCCGAGAACCCGCAGATCAGGAGATCTGGAGCACCGGTATGCTCATGCGCGGGAACCACATCCTGTTCTGGCGGATGTCATCCGTGACGTGCTTCTTCCACATGGACAGCCCAAAATTGCAGGCGTCCTTGGGCAGGTTAGTGATCTCGGACAGCGAGAACCACCGGATCTCCTCAATCTCGTTCCTATCGAGGGCCGCCGGCGTGCGATTCTCCCGGCTGGTCTTTATAAAATACACATTATTACCGAATCGGAGACGGTTCTCAAAGGGCCTCCCCACGCGGAGACCCGTCTCCTCCTCGAATTCTCGGATGGCCGTCTCCTCCTCGGCCTCTCCGTCCTCCATGTGGCCCTTGGGGAAGCCCCACTTCTGCGAATACTTGCCCCTTACGAGGAGGTACTTGTTATGCACGGGATGATAAAGAATGATACCACATCGTTTTTGTTGATATCCACCCATCACAAATCTCTTAATTCTCATACGAATAAAATTTTAAATGAGGAAATTCATTTTTTTTTGGGACTTATACGGAGCATCTTGAACGGCGTCATGATGGCGTATCTCTCCCACACATCGGGCGGTGTGTCCTTTCTGCTCATATGAACCCTCGTCATGTTTGCCACACGCATCGTGCAGTCCGCGAGCTCCAACGGCTTTCCACCCCGCCTCCCCGTCGGCCCCCCCAGCCAATACCCAGGGGAAATTGATTGTCGAAGGGGCCAACGGTCCCATCGCAGCCAGCGCGGATCAAACCCTGAACGAC